CTCGCCAACTTTCGGGAACCGTGATGTGATCACTTGGTTTCCAAGGTCGATGATATCCTTACATGTCTCCGTCTTGCAGATACGACACGCCATTTTCTTTAGTTTGTCATTGCAGCCTCTAAGCAGGAAGTAAGCACACCAATGTCAAAATCAGAATGGAGCTCCATTCTCATTTTGTTTTTGGGTTTCTTGGATGATTTCTTGGTTGCCTTGCGGCTGTCTCTAGTTGCTGTACGCAAGACCGCCCATGCCGGACATCACGCGCAGCACGTTGTAGTTCACCGCGTAGACGCGAACCTGGGCCGTGCGGCCCGAGCGCACCGTGTTCACGGACACCGTCAGCTGGAGGGTGGCCTTGTCGATACGCGAGAAGTTGCAGGTGCCCGACGGCTGGTGCTCCTCCGGCTTCAGGGCAAACGAGTACACGTTGATGCCCTGGCTCGGGGTGCGGCTGTGGTGCTGGAACGGCTGCACGCGGGAGAAGTAGCGGCCCTCGCGCTCCGTGAAGCGGTCCTGGCCGTTGAGCTGCAGCTTGGCAACCTCCACCGGGTTCTTGCCCTCGCACTTGACTCCAGACTGGAGGATGACCTTCGCGAGGAGGTAGTTGGTCGTGTCCTCGAACACGATGCCCTGGTCGTTGCCGCCCGGGCCAGAGTTGGTGTCGAGCCACGACGCGCCGTTGAGCGACGGGCCAACACCCGGGGCACCAAGACCGGCAACGAAGTAAGGGCCCGAAGGACCGTCGCCGAGCGCGGTGGGAACCGCCGTGCCCACGCCACCCGTCGCCAGCGAGCCGCGGGCCAGGACGTCCATCACGATGCCCTCCGTGGAGAAGTCATCCGTGTAGTTGAACGGCTGGCAGCCGTTGACCTCCGCGATGAACACCTGGTTAGGCGTGCAGTCGACGAACGAGTCGCGCTGGACGACCCACACGAGCTCCTTGACCGGGTGGTTGAAGTTGAGCTGGATCTTGTTCGAGCTCGACGTGATCGCCTCGGCACCCGTGAACTGGAGCTGCTCAATCAGGTACTCGTGCGTCTGCTGGGCAAAGCGGCGACGCTCCTCCGTGTCCAGGTAGATGTAGTCGATGTACAGCGACGCGGCCGTGAGCGACTGGATGCTGACCGGCGGGGGCGTCGCCGTCAGCAGCTCGTAGTACGTGCAGTTGATCCACTGCTCGAACTCCACGTTGATGCGCACCTCGTGGTACTGGAGCGCGATCAGCGGGATGGCCAGGCCGGGGTTGCGGCAGAACCAGAACTGGAGCGGGATGTACAGCGTGCGGGCCGGGGTGCCGGCGCGGGGGGCGCACGTGTTCGTCAGCTCCGAGCCAGCGCACGAGGCATCCAGCGCATAGCCGCGACGGTCCTTCATCAGCACAAGGTCGTGCGTGTTGCCGATCATGTCGTTGAGCGCCTCGATCGTGCCCTGGTCCTGGGACAGCTGCGTCCAGATCTGCATCCAGTCGCCATACTGGCGGTCGATGCGCTGGCCGCCAATCTCGAGCTCCACCGTCTTGACGAGGCGGTGGCCGATGAAGTTGAGCCAGCGGAAGCGGTTCAGCTGGGTGACCGACGCAAAGTCCACCGCCGGGAGAACCACCTGGAGGTAGGTGCGGTACATCAGGTCCGCGTTACGGTTGATGACGGCCGTCACGCGCTTGTTGAAGTCGGCCTGGCCGTTGAACGTCACCTCAATGGACTCCATCGCGAAGTTGGTATGACGCTTGTACAGGACCTTCCAGAACGTGATCTGGGGGGAGCCCGAGATGTAGATATCCTGCGCACCATAGCTGACGAGCTGAAGAAGACCACCACCCATATTGATTGTTTGATAGAGCGCAATATTATTTTTGCCGGCTGAGGCGACGCGCCAATGTCCAACGGTGTTGCGTTGGAGGTTGGGGTGTTTCTAAGTTGTTTAGTATGTCTTGGATCTGCGGCTACGGCGACGGCGGCGAGTGCGGCGGCGACCACCCGGTGTCTTGGGATCGGGCGATCCCGAGCGTGACTCGGGGATCAGCTTTCCGTATGCATCCCGAGGCTGAGGCGGTCCTACTGGGAGCAGGTGCTTCTTGCGCTCTAGAAGATCCTTGGCGTCCGTGTTGGGGGGCAGGTCGCCTCCACGTCCTTTCCGACTGTATCTACGCATTGCTTATAGCAAAGATTTTACGCCTTGGAGAGGAGGTGAGCCTTCTTGGCGCGAGCACGGAGCGTCGCCTTGCGGCCGCTCGACTTGAGGCCGTGCGACTTGAGGACGCGCTTGAGGGCCTTGGCGGACGGGCCCCTGCGGGTGCGGCGGCGACCACCAGGCATGCTAGCACTAACGGGGGCAGGGGACATGGTGGACGGCATTTTGTTTTAAGGGTGAGACAAACTTTCAGGATGAACGCGAGAAGTAAAAAAAATGGAGCCTGTGTCTATTGGACTTCTTGTTGGGTTTTTCCTTGTCGGCGTCTTTGGGGTTTATGGGTGTCTCGTGAGAAAGCGGGGGGAGATGGCGAAGTCGCCGTCCTCTGAGAATCTAGCAGATATGGCTCCTCAAGAGGACCCTACTCATCAGGAAAGTTAATGTGATTGGTTTACAATGTGCTACAGCAAGGAGTCAAGTTTGTACACCTCTGTGGTGTCGTTTGTTGCCATTGTCTACTTGTTGAATTCAGGAATACCCCACTTTCAATGGTTAGGCGCGTCTCTGACTGGGTGGTGCGCGATGCAGTTTGCAGAATTCCTCCTGTGGTCGGAGAACCCGCGCGAACAATGCACGGACACGAACAAACTCTTAACTGCAACGGTTGTTCCAGCTGCATTGTTTCTTCAGGGCGTGTCTGCCATGCTTGGCGCCTTTTTCGTCTATCCCGCAAGCGTGCTCAAGCCATATGCCGTCGGATCTCTAGCGGTTTCAGCTGCAACTGTTTATGCGATGCATTTCTACAATGCCGACAAGATGTGCACTGTCGTTACAAAGGAAGGACATCTGAACTGGAGTCGTAGGTTGGACTGGAGTGTCGCGTCTCTCGCCGAAATAACCTTTGGCTATTACTACTGGGCATTCGTGATCTTTGCTCCTCTTTTGTTTCTCTGGAACCGTAGTTTTCTCTTCCTTGCGGTCTTTACTCTTCTTCCAGCTATCGGGTTCTTCTATGGACAAAGCACAGATTCGGGTGCATCCATTTGGTGCTACTATACGAGCTGGTCGAGCGCCGTCGCTGCGTTTGGGTTGTTTTTGAAGCAAGCAGGAATCTATGATGTACTGCGAGCGTGAACTACTCAAGAAGCAGTTTCGGCGTGATGTGCATGGCCTCGAGCTCCTGCATCCACAACTTCATCGCATAGGGGATGGTCTTCATCACAAAGTCCGTCTTGTTGCCACACGCACCGCACGAGTAGATTCCCTCCACGGGATTGACCACCGCCAACGTTCCGCAGCTCTTGCAAAGACCCGTCTTGAACGGGTCGGAAACATCCATCAGACGCTCCTTGGTAAACACCGAGATGCCGTGTGACAGCATACAATCACGTTCCATCTCACCCACACGCAGACCACCATCACGGGACCTGCCCTCGCACGGCTGCCGAGTCAGCGACACAATCGGACCCCGAGCGCGGGAATGCTTCTTGTCAATGACCATGTGCTTGAGACGCTGGTAGAAGGTGGGACCCATGAAGATCTCGGCCTGCATCATCTCGCCCGTCTGACCGTTGTAGAGGATCTCGTTGCCGTAGGGATGCATGCCCATGTCCACCATGTGTTTCTTCAGATCCTCCACCTTGAGGTGAGAATACGGCGTGCCATCGCCCAGTGTTCCCTTGCGCACACCGATCTTGCCGAAGATGTTCTCCATCAACTGAGCAATTGTCATGCGAGACGGGACAGCGTGAGGGTTCATGATGATGTCCGGACGCAGACCCGTGGACGTGAAGGGCATATCCTCTTCCTCCATCAGCATACCAATCGTACCCTTCTGACCGTGACGAGAGGACACCTTGTCTCCAATCTGCGGAATACGCTCCGACACCGTGCGCACCTTGATAAACGGGTAGCCATCGGAGTTCTTGTCCTGCCACACGCCGTCGATACGGCACTTTTCAGAGTTCTTGTGGGTAGTGGACGCATCCCGGAACGCGTAGCCAGCAGCATCATTCCGCAAATTCACCACCTTGCCAATGATGACATCGTTCTCATTGATCACCGAGTTGATGATCGGGAGCCCATTGTCCGACACGGCTGCGTAGCTCGTGTTCTTGTACTTGCGGGTATTGTGCTTTTGCGGCTTCATAAACTTCTCCTCCCGACCCGAGGTCACGTTCCGGTGCTCCTCATCCTTGTACATTCCGTAATACAGACCGCGGAAGAACCCGCGCTGGACTGCAGACTTGTTCAGAATCACCGAATCCTCCTGATTGTATCCGCCGTAGCAAGCAATCGCCACAATTGCATTCATTCCAAAAGGCATCTCATGCATCTTCAGAATGTTCATGGCTCGCGTCTCCACAATCGGACGAGCGATGGAACAAAGGACATAGGCATTCTTGTCCAGGCGCTTAGCAAAGTTGCCAGCGTAGACGCACATTGCCTGCTTGCCCATGGCGGACTGGTAGGTGTTACGAGGCGACTGATTGTGATCCGACAGGGGAATCGTAGACGCCATGTGACCCACAATCAGAGACGGGTGAATCTCGTAGTGCGTGTGGGCAGGTGTCATCTCGGCGTGATTCATAGCAATCCGCAATGTCTCCGTCTCCGACGAATCAACATAGTCGATGGATGACTTGCACCACTCATTCCAGCTAGACGTGTCCTGCGGAGGCGTCATGCCGGTCCGGAACACAGGACGGACACAGCGACCACCGTCCGTCTCCACTGAGATGCTATTCATCAGCGTATACCAGGCCACCGAAATATGCGGATGCAACCGGCGACTCTGCTTTGCGGCCCGCAGGCGGACAACTAGAGTGTGGGGATCCTTCGTATACCCAACAATCACACCGTTCACGGTAATGGACGT